ACTGACTTCCACTGACTAAAACACGGACTAACACTGACTATGGACCGATTGCATCAGAGATTTTGGATTCAATTAGTCCCACGATTTTATCTTCACTATCTAAAACGCCATCAATAAGGGCGCCGGTCGGCTGGACAAAAACGGACTTGACAAGGACAAAAAGAGGACGGAACTTGCCTTTCTTGCCGCGTATGTAACCTAAAACATTTTTACCTTTTGGGCGAAAAATCTTCACACCTAAAGAAACTTCCGCATCTTTTACAGAGGCAAATCGGGCAACGCCGGCAGAAGTCAAGGCCTCACCGATCGGAATCGTCAATGCTTTTGCTCGTTTTGGAAAAATCGGGCCAATCGATTCCTCGCCTAATAGCCATTTATATTTTTCAACTTTGGAATTCGGTCGAACGCCGACAATCGCATCTAACGGTTTATCCAGCCAACCCTGAACGGCAGTCCGCAACTGGCCGGAACGGGCTCTCAAATACTGGCCGGTCAGGAAGTTCTGTACCACGTTCGTCGCGGCATATTGGGCGCCTTCGGCCAGGCCTTCATTACAGGCGGACAGAACGGCACTGCCCATTGCACCAAGTTCGGCGACGGTCTGCGGGAAATCAGGACCTAATTCGATAATTACTTGCATACTTAACCACGGATTTCACGGATTTCACGGATTTTAATCATAGAGTTTATAGAGAAGGAAGACGGTAACGGTCGAGAATTCTCTTGACCATCGGCAGCAGGTCCATATCACTGAACTTGTTGATGGAGCCGCCTTCAGCGCTCACACTCGACAGGCCCAAATCATCCTTTCGCTTCCAGATGAAAATTGCCTGTTCAATTGCCGCCTCGCGCAAATCGGAAGGTAAGGCGGTTTCACCTTCACCCGGTACCACATCCGCAGAACAATAACCCCCGCGATAAATAACTTCAATCGAATCGGGGACATCAAGCCAGCCCGTCCAGAGACGCTGGATGATACCGAATTTCCCGCCGGTGATAATGCGATAATCCTGGTCTGTTATCAAAAGAGAGCCAGCATCAAATTCATAAGAGATGGATTCCTTGATTGAGGTAAGAGATACAATCGGGAACCGGCGAACTTGCAGTGACGGCCCGCAACCGGTATAATACTCAGTAATATCGGCGGCAGTGATAATTAAAGACCTGCCGGTATAACTATCGAAAAGAGATTCAACCCCGTTAATAATTCGACTAATAGCGGCATCATAGTCGGTAACAACAATTCCTAAGCGATCTTTGATATCTGACAAAGTACAGATGCCTGTCGCGGCAACTGCGCCCGCGATGGTATGCTCATCGTGATAGGTCTCACCGGCATAGACCCATTCGACCCAATAGGTATAAGTCAGGCCGGCAGCCGGCTCAGTAAAAGTATATCTATAAACTCCGGTAGAGACCTTCGGCATTACCGTATCATCTTTAACAACCGTATCGCCGGTATCATTACGCTTCACGCCGAAAGTCACGGTCGGGTCACTCAATTTGACCGATGTCACATCGGTCAATACACCATCAATCGTAAATTTTTCTTCAAGAACAACAGAACTCATCTTAATTCCTTACAATATGTGTGGAATCGTGCTGGACGTTTATAGGAGCCCCGCCGGATATATCGTTTAGTTTTTTGCCTGTTGTCCCGGCGGCCACGTGCTCGGCGGCAGTCTCATCCCAGACGGCATCGGCGATGGCGCCAACAGATGCACCGCCGGAAGGCGCCATTTCCAGGGCATTTGTGGTGAAGCGATATACCGCCCCATCCAATTCCACCGCAGTTCCGAGCTTATCGGTTACTGTTTTTATTGCCGTTGCATTACCGCCAGTTTCAAGGGCCACGCTCGCTCCAATCAAGTCAGTTTTTGCTTTAATCGCCGGAACATTCGTATCTAATTGTGTTGTTATATCGGCGGGAATCAAATCTGTCTTGGCCTTGATGGCGGCGACCTCGGTGTCAATGTAACCCGCTATCGCGGCCAATTGAGAATCAATGCTCGTGTCGTCGGCGGGGGCAGCAGGCAGATTGTCGGTTTTTGCTTTTATCGCCGCTACGTTACCTCCGGATTCAAGGGCCACGCTCGCTCCAATCAAATCGGTCTTTGCTTTAATCGCCGGAATGTTCGTATCCAATTGTGCTGTTATATCGGCGGGAATCAAATCCGTCTTGGCCTTAATAGTTGCCACTTCGGTATCAATATATCCCGCTATCGCGGCTAATTGAGAATCAATGCTCGTATCATCGGCCGGATTGGCAGGCAGAGTATCGGTCTTTGCTTTTATCGCCACTACATTACCGCCGGTTTCAAGAGCTACACTCGCTCCGATTAAATCAGTCTTAGTTTTAATCGCCGGGAGGTTAGTATCAAGTTGGGTTGTTATATCGGCGGGAATCAAATCTGTTTTGGCCTTGATAGCGGCGACCTCGGTATCAATGTAACCCGCTATCGCGGCCAATTGAGAATCGATGCTCGTATCATCGGCGGGGGCGGCAGGCAGATTGTCGGTTTTGGCTTTAATGGCATCTACTATCGTATCTACATCATCAATATTATTTGTGAACATTTTGAAAGTAATAAGAGTGTCCGCTGCACCGGATGCCGTGAATTTTATATTCACCCAGTCGTGATTCATTTCAGCGGCGGTAAGACTTATCTCATAAATGCCGGTAGTGCCGATTTCTGCGGCGGTATCGGTTATCGCCAGTGTCGTCCAGGCGCCCGCACCATCTTTATAATATGCGGTATCAACAGGGGATAAACCCGTCTTAAAACTCGCAGGCGTTGTGCTGTCCACCATCGGAAATGCAAGCTCAAAGGCCGAGTTTTTCTTATTCGCAATTATCATTTATGAGACTCCTACCATAACTCCCCGATTGACGCCCCTGACGCCTCGCTCATAATCAAGAATTGTCTGGCCGCCTGCCGGCGGGACATAGAGCAAGCCAATACTCGGCCTATCAAACATCGCAAACGGCTCGCGGTAAAGCCAGGCAATCTCTGCATCTGTAAGGGCACGGTTATAAGTATACACATAATTGAATTTGGCTGCATAACAATACGGAGCACCACCTGCGCCCCAATGTCTCGCAAAACTCTCACTATTCAAACCGGTAGGAAAATTCTTTGCCGTTGTGGTGTTCGCTTCATATTTCCCATTGACGTACATTGACCTGTTATTACTACTGTAACCAACAAATGCTCCCCAATATTCATCACCCACTGCAAATGTCGTAACAGACTGAACGTCACCACCGCTGCTTCCGGAGTAAACATACCCTGTTAAAAAACCGGTGCTTGAACAATTCATTCCTGCTCTTGTTATATTTACTCCGGTCTGGTTAACTCCATAAATGTTAGAATAGGAGCCCGAACAACGAATAGCCGAGACGATTATGGTAAATGGATAGTTAGTGAACGGCAGGATGGCGGTATTATCAATAGAATCATCATTACCATCGCATTCAATTCGTGAACCATATTTTCCAGCCGCCCATGTCGGCGCTCCTGAAAAATTCGCTGCTATACGAGCGCAGCGGTCATAAACAAATGTTCCGCCGTTCTCGTTCATAATCCACGCGCGGACGAGACCGCGAGCGAGCGGATGGGACCAGTTAACCGGAACTCCTAAAAGAGGTTTTTGAAGTAAATGTATCATTAGGCATCTGCTCCACAAGCAGTCTGGAATGCCATCTCACAGTTTGCGATAGTTGCATCCAAAATGAAAATCCATTTGTTAATATGATTTAGATTCCCTGCCGTTGGATTGCTAATAGGTATAACCTTTTGACCGGCGGCGGCCGTGCTTAATACATCTGTTTTGAACGCAGTTAATCCAGACAGAACGACAAACCGACAAATTGTGGTCCACTCGTCCACCGTTGCCTCTTTGCGAACCTGAATAATAATCTCCGTTCCAAGATGGGCCGTAGTTCCTGCAATGGCGACATCAATATGAAACAAGGCATCCCTAACATCAGTCAAATTCAGCTCGGTAGATTCCGCCATTTCGGCTAAAGCAATTGATGTCCATTCAAGTAGTTGCGTATTTTGTGTCTTGGTCACCGTTGTGGCAGTCATACCGGTAACAGTAGTAGCCTTGACCCTGGCGATAATTGTCGAGCCGGTTGCACCATAATTATTGTTGACAAGGACCCGTGCTCCCAAGGCAGGCATAGGAACTGCAATAGGATTTGTGCATACACATTCACCCGCCTGTCCATCTGCGTGAACCGTGTAAATATCTGCCGTATTAAGATGCTCAAATTGCAGATTATCAAGAACTTCGATTGTATCAATGGCTGCCATAATTACACCTCTCTGGCCTCAAGATTGGCTTTTGCTTGTGCCTCCAATGTCCCAATTAAAGTGGAGACTGCTAAATCACGATTTACATCCGCTGTTCGCATCACCCAAATATCATTCATCACGGCAATTTTTTCCGCTGCCGTGTTTATATGCCGATTGACAATCGTATATGTTCTCGGATTTGCAGGGTTGGTGCTATCTGTTCGAATCGCCGTTATCGATATTGTTTTTGATAAAATATCCGTGACAGTTATTTTAACTTCCCACGTTATTGCCATTTTTTAATCCTTTACTGATTTTAGCCAATGCGAAACAAATATCGCAAAATCAGCGAAATTAACCGTTCCATCAAAGTTCAAATCGGCACTGCCAAAACCGGATAGAATCGGCGCTTGATTAAATTCCCAAATGCGAACCACAATAGTCCCTCTATCGAATAGCGGTATGCCATCGACCGGCATGTCCGTGACCGTGATATTTGGATAATAGATACCTGCTGCCGTTGCCTTCCAAACAAGAATAATCATATTTGGCTCGATAGAACCTAAATCTAAAATCATTCCCTCCGGCTGATTGTCTAACGTAAAAACAAGTGCATCTCCATCAGGATCACAAGCGCCTATCGGTATAGCAAACGAATTACCCACATTCATCTGCACCGACCCGAGAATCCGATATTGACATTCTTCAGGGTCATAGGCGAACGGTGGGACAATAGATTCTGGAGAAGGACAAATTGTCCCTGAAATAATACCCATAACCAGAATAAAAATGGATATTTTACCTGTCATTTAGTCCTGTATGGATTTTTCTGCCGGGGACGATACTGTTTGTCCATCGGCGTCCGAAATTCCTTTTGCCGGCTCGAATCCGATTCCGGCCTCTTCGGCGAGTTTTGCTGCGACTTGTTCTGCATCTTCTGCCTCCAGAATAGCAATGGTTTTTTCTGCCTGAACTTCTGCGAACCTGCTACCTGCAATTTGCAGTTTGGCATCTGCAAATTGTATAATCTTTTTTACATCACTTTTTTTTGCTGCTTTATTTTCCATATCCCGTGCCTTTTTATCGGCATCCTGTGCATTCTTAAATGCACGAGAGAAATCGACCATTAGAAGAGTAAGTTCATCGACTTTTCTACGCAAAGCAACCGCCTTTTCAATAGCGAGAGTCGCATTCTTTTTCTGTTCGGCGGCGGCAATCGCCTTATGGTCAATTTTTTCGTCCCAGGGGGCGGGGACGGGTTTGCAGGTGCCTTTGGGGAGTTTGTCCACTATTTCCTTCGGCACATCCAATTTCTGGTCGATGACATACAGGCCGAGCGGGCCGGCGTAGATTTTTAGAATTTTGACCCACATAATTATTCCTTTCGTTTTTGACCTGCCATTTTCATACGCATCAGGTCGGTTATATTTATCTTCTTGAAATGATTACAGATGACCTGCGGGTCGATAGTGACACGATAACCCGCCGCATTGGCCTTGCGGAAAAAGAATACATCTTCGGATTCCTGAGAACTATCCTCACGCTCGACCCATTTGAACCAGGGCCAATTGACTTTATCAAAGACATCACGGCGAATTAGCAGACAACCGGCCCCGCCGGCATCGACCTCGAAGGGCTTATCCAGCGATGGAAGCCATTCGAGGAGCCGGTAGAGCCGGTCGCTGTCTGCGTTCAGTAATGCCCAGCGGAGACCCTGCTGCATATTCAGAGGATAACATCCGCCGGCAAGTGGGACGTTCAAGGCCAAAAGTCGCTCAATGCAATCCAACGGCGGCTCGACGTCGCTATCCAGGAAAAACAGGTGCGTCCAATCGCCTGCCAGAAATATGCGAACCAGACCATTACGCACGTGGTCGTGCGGCCTGCCAACCACGATAATCGGGTTATCATCGATGTGGGCAAAGGCCACGCGGTCGCGGAACCTGTGCGCAATAGATTCACGCCAGGCCGATGTTCTCGGTTCGATTGTATCGCCGGTCGGAGTTGCAATAAGAATCTTAGGCATTTTAATCCCTTATGCCTCGACCAACTCAGTCAGGCCCATATCGGTCGCATCCTTGACCACATGACCGCCGGATAATCGGCCGATAATGCACAGATTACAGCCGGTGGTGCCGTTGCCGGCGTGAGGCACCTGGACCTGCATATACCGCTTATGCGTTTTCTTCAGGGACACATCAATGGCGTATATGGTATTATCTCCGCCTGCACCGATAACCGCAGCAAGCGCAGCATCGGTAACGGCGGTATAAGTGCCATTGGTAGTATCGCATTCCTCAATCAAGGGCGGAGTTGTTTCGGCGGTTGAACCAATGGCGGCATCAACAGTGCCGACATGGAACTCGACTCGGAGTTTCTCATCAAATCCAGCAGTATCGACGTAGGTATTACCTGCGAAATCTCCATCATCCTTAAGTTGCGGAGGCAACAGGGTAACTACTTTTTCGCGTTCAAAAGGTCTCATCGTTTTGTCCTTTCTAAAACAATGACTCAAAATACTAATTCAAAACATTCACTCAAAGAATCTACGAAAACTTTTTCGCCTGAAAACAAATCAGGCGATATCGGCATAAAGACCAACCACGACACCATCTTCAGGGGTAGTCGCGGTTGTTGCAGTGCCGACTCCGGTCTCATTATTCATCCCGATACGCTCGGTGGCCCTTATGGCTACCGAATCGGCGGTGAAAAATACCGAAGCATCAGATGCCAGGGTATAGGCCCTTGCCTCGCCGAGAACAGCCGCCATACGAAGATTGCCATAAAGCAAGGGGACATGGTCAACTGCCGGTTTTGTCCGGTGCATCGGCGGGACGAATTCCACTGGCCGGCCGAGGAATTGTGGATTTTTGCCATAAGCGGTATTTATCATCTCGGCTGCAAATGAACCAGTCATTGCCAGTGCAATTTTAATCAGGACGGTGTAAAAGAAATTCTTGTGGCAATACCACTTAAGGTCCACACTATCGTCGGCATCATCGTGAATGATGCCCTGCATATTCGTGAGGTCCTGTGCAGTAATAGCACTCCAGGCGCCGGGTGTCGCCTGCACCGCCAATGCCCGAACAAGTGCCGGAGTCGCATTCACCCGCAAAAGGGCCTGGGTCAGGCCGATGTAATTGAAATAGGTGCTGGAACCATCGCCCATAAAACCAGCAGCATCTTCCTTACGACCAAAGGCCCTTGCCAACCGCCTGCCAACGACCTCGCCGATGGCAATTGCCGCACTCTCCATTGTGGCCCTCGGGACAGGGATATAACTAATCCAGACCTTCGGCGAAAGGCCTGCGGCCCCAAAACCGATGTCCGAAGCGCTTGGTGCAACACCGGCTTCGAGGCAGTAAACGTCCGGATCCCCGGTGACAATCGGGAAAGATGCACTGCCGCCAGTTATCGGCCAAACCATAGCATTGCGGCGATAAACCCCGTAAATTCCGATTCGCTCGACGAGATACGCCATAAAGTCCTCGGGGATAAGTGGATCGCCCATCGCCTTGGTTTTTACGATGTTGCCTTCCTTGTCGATATAGTGGCAATCGATGCCTTTGTTTTTCAATTCCTCCTGGGCATTTGTATTGCCCAGAATGTGGCCGATGATAAACAGACCGAAGTCCTTACAGACTTCAAACGAAGGCCAGAAGCCCTTGTAAAGGCCATCAGAATTCCGTATGCTTGCAAACCGCGACCGCTGAAGAAGATTGATTTCCCTGGTTAGTTTCTCGGTTATTTGCTTCATCTCTTCAACGGCAGTTGTCACCGGCTTTAATTGGTCCGCCACGCCGGCCTTGAGTTTCACTTCATCATCAGCAAGTTTTTTGTCGATGAGGGCGGTAATCTCACTTTTGGTAGCGAGACCTTTTTTGAGGTCCTCTACGGCCTCCTGTATTTGAGTTAAGGTTGGTTCCATGAGAATATCTCCTTATGGTTGAATACTTTTTAGGGTTTTTAATAGTTGCCCGGCTTTGTCCTTGTCCTTGCACGGGATGGATTCGACAGGGGCCTCACCGGACAGGAGGGCATCCGCAAATTCATCCGAACCAGGGACAAGTAACGACTTTATATCTTCGAGAGAACTCTCGATAGATTCGCGAAGAGAGGAAATTTCTTTGGAGAAAGAATTGAGTTTATCATCAATATAAGATTTCAAATCCTGCTGGTCAGGTTCTTCGTAAAAGGTCTTTGACCTCGCCAATGCTGCACGATTAGAAGGGACCGGAACGGCAGAGATTTCAAGAAGCTCGATTTCCTCATGGATAAAAACCCGTTTGCCCTTGCTTTCCTGCCAGTTGCCTTTTACAGGGATAAAACCAACGCTGAATGCCCTCATGTGGGCATCTTTGTATAATTGCCAGTATTCCTCGCCAAGCGCCGTGGATGCAAACCGCATCTTAAAATCAACCTCCTTATCGGTGATTTGAATACTTTCGGGAATTGCAGAGCCGATAACAGGCGATGAGCCGGAAGCGAGCCGGTGCTGATGTGCGGCCAATATCACCGGATTGGCCTTAAAAGAGGCAATCGTGCCGACAAAAGCAGAAGGCAGAATAATCTCCTCATCACGGTCAAGGTCCATCGTCGAAGCCACTGCTTCGAGAGAGCGGGATTCCTGGTCGATTTGCTTTACCTGGGCGAAAAAGTATTTTGCTTTAACGGACATTTTTGTCCCCTTTCATTTTTTCGTAAGTATAAAATTGTGAGACTTCCTTGCCCGGCATTAGGGCAAGCTCAACGCATCGACAATTGATAATTTCCTCAGGCGGGCCGGCAGGGTCGGTAGGATACATCAACGTCGCCGAACCAACCTTAAATGGCTGTTCTAAAGGGATGCCTTCGGAATAATCCGTCTCGGCTTGCCGATGACTATCGCGAACGGCCTTGTCGCGGGCGGATAGCCAGCTTTTTAATTTCACTCCGGAGGCCTCCAATCCCGCATGCCTGCCAGAATTGACAGCACTACCCGTTTCCGTTCGAGCGATGCGTAATGCCCGCGCACGATTGGAACCTAAAACCTGACGAACACGCGATTCAAGCTCATTTATACCCTCGCCTGTCTCAAGACCTTCCTTCAATTGGTTTGCAACCATATTCTGCGTAATGTGATTGACGGATTTTAAGTTTTGAGAAGACCGAATCAATGCCCTGTCAATCACCTGCTTTAATTTGACTTGCTCAACACGTATATTTAATTCCGAACCGGCCAGATTCAGGGTCTCGACAAGGGTCTGACGAACACCAAGTTCACTTGCCTTATAGAAGAAACTGCGATGAATAATGACTAATTTATTATCCTCGGATTTGAGGTCCAAGGTCACGCGGGCGATAACCTGGTCGGCATCGGCTTTAACCACGGATTTCACGGATTCCACAGATTGAATCTTAAGTTCAGAGAAGGCATTTTTAAGTTTTGAGATAAGGATTCGCTGCTGGCGAATAAAGAATAGTCGCAGGGCATTTTGATATTCCCTTTCAATGCCTATCCAGGATGCGGTCCAGTTCCGCCAGAGACGTTCGGCAGCGGTTTCTTTAGCCACAGAGGACCCTTCGACTTCGCTCAGGGCAGGCACAGAATTATTGATTGATTTTGGCTCCTCTTTGGCAGGAGTTCCACCTTCAGGAAGGACAGGGCCCGTCATTCCTTCGAGGCCGCCTTCGAGCGTAAAATCGGCGGGGACCTGACCCATCGGAATCCACCAATGCTCGCCCCACGTGGTCTCCTCGTACGGCAAATCGTGGGCCGCAATAAGCTGGTTCAATGTAACGCCGGCTGCGGTGAACTTCAGCACCTGCTCCGCCTGTTTTCTTTTTGATTCCTGAACAACAGGATGCTGACTATAATCGAACCAGGCAAAGACCTGCCGGTTATTTGCGACTGCCTTCTGGCGGGCATCACGGAAGGAACGGTTCATAGACAAATCTTTGAACCGCGAAGATTTGCCGAACCAGCTCTCTTTTAATTCCAGAGAGCGAATATCAGATGACCCGAACCTTGATAAAACGCCATCGGTAATCTCGCTTGCGAAAAGCTCGGCGAACGGAATAATCGTATTGAAAATAAAGTCCTCCTGGGCGGGGCCGTGAGAATACTGGGCCTCGGTAATAAGACCGACCACGCCGGGCGGAACGCCAAAGACAGAACAGATTTTTTTGTCGGACATAGTCGTCAGATTTGCGACGTCCATATCGACCATGTTCATTGCCACGGTTTTGATATCCATACCACCCGTCAATATGGCCGTCCGCTTGGCCCTGCCGGCGCCCGCGTGACGGGCATCAAATTGGGAACGCAGAGAATCAACCTGCTCTTTTTCCAGCCGGTTTTGTGAGGTTAATATCGCACCCGGTTCAGCGCCGTTTTGGAGAGCGGCAGTATTAAATAACTCGGCGGCGTAGGTGTAATTGATGCTCTGCTCAGCGGCAGTTGCAGGGCCTATGCCGTGAAAGCGATCGTAAGGATTGAAATTGCGGGTCTGATGGACCTCAAGTGTCGTAAATTTTTCCAATTGGCCTCCGCCGCTAAATTCCCAACCGAATAGATTACCTTGATTTCCACCTTTGTCCGTGAGGGGATTCATTTGGATACCTGAAACGACAAGAAATTGGGTTGGTCGAATAATCTCGCCTTCGGTAAAAATCATAAAAACATCACGAGTTAATGCATAATGGCCAATCCAATTAGTAACAAACATTTTGAAGGTCATTAAAGGGTTCTTAAAGAGCACTTCCCATAATGGACCGGACTCAATAATTTTTTCATCTACCGTGGAAATGACCAAAGGCAGGCCCAGCATCGTAATTATGATTTTAGTAATGCAGGCAAAGACCAAATCAATCTGCTTATATGGCTTTGTAGGTTTACTTAATGAAGAATCGGTCAGATCGCCGCCGGTCAGCCAGATGTGGGCAAGTTGGCTTAAACCGATGCTCTTACCTGCTGATTCGATTTGCTTATCAACGGCAATTTGCAGCATCGAGGCGGCATCGGGACTTAATCTATTAACCTGTTCATTCAAAGCAGGATTACCTCCGGGATGACATTTGTGATTGCCGCCTCTTTTGCCAAGGCGGCAGCCCAGAACTCATCGGCGTGACCGGCCTCAGTGCTGGCAGCATCATAACGGACATTGCCGGAGACCGTGACAGTTTTGCGGACACTATGGAAGCTTTCACGAATGTCCCTGTCAGTAGGGACGCGAATACGCTTATCCTGGAACCGGCCAAGAATCTGGCTTGCCAAATGGTCCTTGACCTCATTAGTAAATTTGACCTTTTCGACACGGTAATCGCCGAACCGGTCCTGCAAGGACTCGACCAGCATGTCACCTATGCCGGTGGCATCGCCGCAGAAACGGCGGACGTTCTGATTGGCAAGCAAATCCGTTGCAATCTGCAACTGGACAGCATAAGGGGTCTTATGTAATTTCTCAATCTTGCGTGGAATTAAGACATCCCCGACCAGCTCATCAATCCAAATAACCGTCAGATCCTTTTCCCTGCCGACATCCATACCGGCATAATAATTGCGGCGTTCTTTTGTATGAGGGATAAGCGGCTGGAGACAATCAGCCGATTCGCAGGATTGATATAAATCGTAAGGGATAAGCGAGGTCAATGCAGTCGAAGGGATGCACATATATTCCCGATTGTAGGCATCCTCATTGCGGCATTTAGCACGACATTCAGCCAGAAATTTCCTGCGTGCTTCAAGGTCGATATAATTGAGCTTGTAAATCTTTTCAGCCAATCCCTGCGCAACGGCCAGGGTAATCGGGACCTCATGAAGCGACCAAGGGAGAACATTATCCCGTGCCGGAACTAATTCACCGGAACGAATCCGCCTGGCAGTTTTTATGAGATTATCAAATTCAGAACCCTCAGCATTACGGGTCGAAAGAATTGAGATATCATAGCCCCACGTGGTAACCGGCATCGCAGCATCCAGCATCTCGCCCGGCGAATCGTGCCAATCGAATTCATCGAGACCAACATCACCGCCCTTGCTGCGAAACCGGCGGGGATTGGAGGACATAGAATTGATGCGCGAGCCGTTAGGGAATTCCACGACATAATTATTGTAACGAAAGCCCTGGTCATCCACCAATTCTTCAGTAAGAATATTGACCGCCGCCTCAAAAATCCTGCACCATTGCTGACAATATAAGGAAAATTCCACGGCAGCAGATTCATCTGATGAGCTGAACCAATAGTCACGTCTAACATCCGACAAATTACGTCTGCGGACCGCACGATATGATTCAGCATAAGTAGCGCCGATGCGGCGGGATTTGTCCCAGAGCTTAAAATGCGAATCATCCGCTATCCAGGCGACCTGGTAAGGCAGAAAATAATCCTTTGATAATAAATCTTGAATCACGCTTTAACGACCCCTAAATGTTCATCTATGATTTCCTGGATGAGTTTCCTGTTGACGCCGGCCTTTGTCAGTTTGGCCTTTGTCGATTCGGTCGCGGTCCTTATCTTCTTTGCGAGCTGCTCACGGATATATTTGTCCGCCGTAATAGAGACATTCATGCAATCGCGGACCGCCTGAGAAACCTCCTTTAACTGCTTGGTCGAAAGCGATTCCTCTTCCGCCGCTAATTGGACGATATGGGCGGTAATCATCTCGGCGGCGGCCTTCTGAGTGGCTGATGCCTTCTCCTCGGTCAGGTCCTTCATCACATCGCGTGCTATAAGTCCGGCTTCTTTCATACGAGATATGACCCGCAGGCGAATTGACCAACGACTAATAGCGGAATCGCTTACTTCAAAACCTTTTTGCAGGCAATAAAGGACGATATCTATATAACGCGGGGTGCCTTTATATCCGGCCTCGGGCTTGAAATCATTTGGCCAGATATTGTCCACCAACATTTGAGTAATTGCCTCCCGCAAAGCGAAAGGAAGTTTCTCAATCGAATTATGAACTCGCCTCGATACCATCAAATCTCCAGAGCGGAATCGGTCTGAATGTTGTCGGCAATCTCCTTACCGGCGGCGGTTAGGCCAATGAACTTTTTCTCAAAAGAACCGGACCCGCCAATTTGCTCATCAATAAACTCGATATAATCTTTCTGATGCAAATAGGCGGCATCTTTGGCCAATAATGACAAAGTGTAGTGTTCGTCAAACCCGCAAAGGACCCTGTAAAGGGTTTGAGTCTGCAATGGAGTCGGATAGAGACGATTGAGATTGCTTAAAATCAATCGCCGCATCTGCATAATCTTGATTGCTTCAGGGTCTTTTCTCATTTGGGTTTTTCTCCATTGCGCATTCCTGCAACGATTGTGCGGGCGATCTCCCCGCAGATTTCAGGGAGCTTGTCGGTAATAGTCAATTTGCCTTCGAGACGATTTACACTGGCACATAATTGCTCTATGCTGCGGCGGGTCCAGCCGGTTTCGCGAAGGAAAAGCTCACTATCGACAAAAGTCCTTTCACAGTCGACCTTGCACCGTGAAAATTCAGATTGAAGGGCCTTTAATTCGGCTTCGTGCCTGTCGGCCCGCAAGCTGAAAGAGCGAATTGAGGCCTTTATGGACTGGAGATTTATAAGAATCAAACTGCTGATGATGCCAATCATTGAACTAAACAAAACAAGCAACCATTGAGACGACATTAAGAACTCCTTTTCTAAATTACAACTTAATGCGATTATTTTCGCATTTAGGACAAAAGACTATGACTTTTGAATCTTCCCAGGTAATGCGGGCCTCTGTGCCGCAAACTCGGCAATTACAATAAAAACCACGCCCGCGAACTTTCAGGGAAACTATTGGCTTCCAGGATTTTACAAAACAAGATCGCTTCATTCCTTTGATCCGGCCAATTGTTTTCAGGCAATCACCTTCTTTTTATAATCTTTGTGAATGTCGTAAATCTTTTTGGCAGTCGCAGGGTCGCTTTCGCCCTCTATTCTTGTCAAGGTCTTTTCAGCGGCCAATTGCCTTCGCTTGTTCCATAATGCCCAGGCACCCATACCTGCCCCGACAATCCATTGAATATTTTCGGTTTGTTTGGTCGGGTCTTTCGTCTGCCAATCCTTCGCAAGACCCTCTGTTATCTTGCCCGTTACCTGCTCGGTAATCTCGACTACATCCTGTTTCTTTTCCAGCGTTGAAAGTTTGTTTTCAAGTGCTTTAACTTCAGCAGGTTCGGATGCCTGTGACAACTTTTCTTTGGTTGCAGCAAGCTCGGCAATAAGAACGGCCTTGCTCTCCTGTGCCATTTTTTGAGCTTCGGTCAATCCGGCAGACGTACCTGCACCAATGCCAATGCCAGTTAATAAATCGCTGCCACAACCAGTGAATAAGCCACAGAAGACAAAAAGAAAGACGATGGATGATAGACGATGGACAACAGACGAAAGACGGGGCTTACGGGGCTTGCTGGGTTTGCATTTGCTGAACATAAAAGACTCCTTTCTTGAACATTGACTGACACGGACTAAAACATATAACACTGAAATACACTGACTAAAACACTGATTAACATGGACTTATCTAAAATCCTTTTTAACCACGGATTACACTGATTTTCACGGAGTTATAAATCAGGGTTTATACTGAAAAAATTACCATCCTTAACAATAAGATTGGTTCTTTTCAAGGTAGATAAATAAGTATTGAAACTTCCGGATATCCGAAGCCGGACCGCCAAAGCAATTTGGGACTTGGTGAATTTCATTCCTGATTTTTCTGCCAGGAACTTGAAAATTCGAGAAGCGCCGCCATTACCTAATTTTTTTAACCATTCCTCAACATTGTTTCCTACAGAAATAGGTACAGAGAGAGATTGATTACCGCCCGAACCATCGACAATCCTGCGGACTTGCTCGAGCATCTCCCTCAATTTCCTTAGCTCGATATCCTTCTGCATAAGTTTAGATTCGTATTCATTGCGAAAGGCGAGCAACTCCGGATTTTCTTTTGGTTTAAGCTCTTCCTGAACGCCGGCAACAGATGATTTTTCAGGTGAACCTTTTTTCTTTTTGCCATCCTCTAAAGACCGGGCGAATCGGCCGATGAAGGCCTGAATATCGGTCTGGCCAAACTCCGGCATTGTGAACTTATCGCCGATTTTTTCGCGGTCCGGATGGAAAGTCTCGCGTTTGCGAATTTTGATTCGCTCGAAGATACCGAGAAATTCAGGTGACCAAATCCAGCCCTCACCTTTCGGTAAAGACGGCAAAGATGCCATAAACTTCTCAAAGTCGCCTTCCGCCGCGTGAAATTCCACCCAATCTTTGAGTGCCTTGCGGTCATGAGGACTGACATTTTGAAAGGCCAATAAAGTATCGAGCTGGGTGAGAACATCCTTGTTAATCGTGGCGGCCCGCTGATTAATCAAGGTAACGCCAATACCCCTGTTGCGGCCCATCACTACGAGATTGCTGACCGAATTAAAGGTCTTACCAAGCCCGCCAAATACATGCTGAGGAACGAACTCGTGCGCTTCCTCGATAAAGACGTGACGAGGGGTGTTATTGATATTCAAAAGTTCCTCAGCGAATTCGGCAATCAAATGACGTTGGGCGACTTTGGGCATCCCGAAGGTATTAATAACGCAGGAAACGTTCTCCCTGACAATTGCCTGGGCGATTGTCCTGCCCATGTCCCTGTCGAGAGGAATATCGGCGTGCTCCAACCCGAATACAACTACCGGCAGGCCTGCATCCTTGCCGTTTGCAGTCAGACGCAAACCCCACCAAACATCAATCGGGTCGAAAACGACGAAGGGAATGCCGTTTTTGAAAAGCTCCTCGGCCATCACCGCCGCCGTCCAGGTTTTGCCGGCGCCCCGCTTGGCCAGGATAGCGAAGGTCTTAGTCGCCGCATTGATAGGTATCTGAATACTGCCGAGATTTAACTGATTAGTAATCACTGACTCACACTGACTAAAACACTGACTAACACAGACCCTACTTCGCTTTAAATGGCTACGCAGGGCAGGCTATTCGGGGGCTTTGAGCTGGTCCCAGATAACGGTTTTCTGGGATTTAAAAACAGAAAGCCCCCGACCGAATTTTGAATCAACTCAGCCGGCGGGCTTTAGATTTGCTCTACCGGAATTTGTTAATGAATGCAACAAGCATCCATGCTGTCAAAAACAAACTAATATCGTAATCGGAAAAGGGCAAGAGAAATCTTAAATAAATTTTAACCACGGATTTATACGGATTAACGCGGATTTCAAAATAGTCCCTACTACATCAAGAAACGATTACGCAGGGCAGGCAGGATTTCAGGGGGTTTTTGTGGATAGGTAAAAATTGAGGATTATAACGGCCATCGTGGCAAAGAAAAAAAGATAAAAGACCCACCGCAAATCCATAGCGGCATTATCGAACCATCTATCGATGAATAAAAAAAGCAAGGCCAATAAGAACAGGATTCCGGCGATTATCAGCATTTTTCTCAAAATATCTTGGTTATTGCCTATTCAAATAAGCAACCAAACCAATCATGAAAATAATACCTATTATTATCCAGATTCCAAAACCCACAAGGTTCATTTTTTATCCATTTCGTCCTGATTTAAGTTAATGTTTTTTTTCTGTTTGTAAAAATCTTTCCATAAGAATCCTCCGGTCCTCTTCGGAAAATATACCAACAAAACCAGTCATATATGCATTTATCATTGTTTCTCTCAAGGCTTTTCTTGCTTCAATTTTTGCTTTTTCAATGTCTTTCTGGAAAGCAAGTTTTCGTAATTGCTCTCGCAATGCTGGTTCGAGGGTTATATACACAAGAAATGCCGCTGCGGCAGAGGGACTATAATCTTTGCTTGGAAGGTGGAATATTTCCCATTCTTTGAGAAGTTCCGGAGAAAAATAGTAACTTCTTTTAATAAAATTTTCAATCATACAAAAATTCCTTTAACCACCTTATATACAAACGGTTAGAACAATTTCAAGGCCATTATTAAGAACTTTTTAGAGATTATTAGAGGGATTTTTGTGGACTTCTGCCGATACATAGGATACGTTTGTAATACTTTCAAAGGAAATTGGGTTATGGCGACAATAAGACCTATAGAAACCTTGCATTTTGACAAGAGGAATGACAAAGGGCTTTTTCGGAAGCTCAATGCCGTGGCCCCGGTTGTCTATCGAAAACCTCATGACCTTGTAAGAGTACTCCTCCTGCAGGAATTAGACAAAATAATCGAACAGCATGGAATAGATATTTACCAACAGGAATCAACTCAGCCGGCTGTCGGCTGAGTAATCTTATAAACCCCCCTGTACCAGAACGGTGCAGGGGATTGAAATTAAGCGGGGTCCATCCCGAAGTGAATAAAAGTCAGAAAGTAGAAGACAGAATACAGAAGACAGAAGGAAAAGTCAAGGGAAAAATGAAGGAATTTTAGATTGCGAATTGTAGATTGTGGATTGCCCGGCAAGGTCTGCGAAAGCCCTATTGAGGTCTGCAGAACACGCAAGTGAATAACCTTCGCGGTGTGGTATAGGTTAAACGCCGCATTGGTTTGGATTTTAAGATGCTTAAAAAAATCATCATACATCTGATTATTACAGGGATTGCCATCTTTTCGATGACAGGGGCGTGCCTATTCGCAAGGGCATTATCACCGTTTTTCAAATGATAAGCGATAAATCCAGCAAGGGTATCGCCCGGCAAAGTTGAACATAGCAAAGGCACAAAGGCAAATGGTTAAAACCGAACCAGAATTTAAAAAAGGCGACAGATTGAAACCCACCCCTGGTATGGTTGGTGCTTATGGCTGCGATGAAAACACACGGGCAATATTTATCGAAAAAGTTGAGGGCGGATGTATCCGCATAAGAAGATTAGACAGAGAAAGGTCGGAAGTTTTTCATCGAAGCTCCTGGGTAAAAGATTGAGAGAATTTTAACCACGGATTTCACGGATTAACACAGATTTTAGATGAATGATGAACGGAAAATTAACTTTATAAGAGGATTTAGGGTGGGAATGGTCCTCGGAATTATTCTCTCCTTAATTTTGTTTCTCCTGACTGGGACGGGGGGCCGTGCCCCCGCCCCGGAAAAGAATCCTGCTTCCAGTGGCGTAAGCCATCCCCGAGCGGAGTGGGAAATCGATACTCATAATAATCCTCCTTCCAATTCCGGTAGGTCTGAATGGTCAGGCCTGCCGGCGTCATCATACCGCACCGCAGACGGATGCCTGATCGGCGGCCAACCCCCGGCTGCCGACCAAATTTTATCAACCTTTTCACAGGCCACCCTACTTCGTCCTGCGGACTACGCAGGACAGGCAGATTGGTTGGATGACCTAATAGAGCGAATCTGGCAACAGGAATCATCGGGACGGCTCAATCCGCCCGATGGGGATGACGGCAAGGCGGTAGGACCCCTGCAAATACATCAGGAAGCCCTTACGGACGTCAATCAACGGTTCGGATTGAATTATGCCCTCTGGGACATGAGGGATATCGAGAAGGCAAAGCTCGTCGCAAAACTATACATCACAATGTACCTCGATAATAATCTCGAAGAAATTTCAGCAAGGATTTTTCATTACGGACCCGCCGGCTGGCGGGGAAAAGATGTCGATGGTTATTGTGAGAAAATAAAAATAGTCACAGAGAACACAGAGACCACAGAGGTAAAAAAATAAATGGATATAAGAGACGGTAAAATTTTAACAGCAAAAGAAGTGGCAACTCTATCGGAATTTGACAAGCAATTTGTTAAGCCAATGAAGATATTTCCCACAAAAAACCAATTATCCAGTAACAGAATCGGAAGAAATGAACCCTGTCCCTGTGGTTCCGGTAAAAAATTTAAGAATTGTTGTTTATTACCATCAACCACTTTGCCCCAGAGAATCATTAGATGAATACTGGGAAAGAATCAAATGGCAAAAAGAAAAATAAAATCAAACGAAGGCCGATTGCTTGCAAAAGCTCGTGATAAATTTTTTCGAGAAAATCCTACATTGCTCGGATTGGGAGCGGCGGGGATATATCTTAAAAACCGTTTAGAAAAAGCATTTATTTCAGGTTGGGATGCCGGAAAAAAATATGAACAATGAGCAAGTAACGACAATTGAGGCAGTGGTTTGCCCAGAATGTTTTGTGCAAATGCCGGGGACCAAGGTCCTGCCATCGCAGACAAACCGATACTACACGGAGTTCAGGACATATTTAGGATACTGCTCTAAATGCAACTGTGGCTATGAAGTCGTCCAATTCAAGAGAGAGAACCAGTGCCGTTGGGTCATCCATAAATACCAAAAATATCCGATAAAACAAATCGGCTCGGATGGTAATTCCTTCGTATCACCGATGAAGGATTTGTCACCAATCGGACAATATCATTCTTCGGGCAAATGGATACCACTTAACGAATTACCGGAGCCGGCGCCGATAGTAACCGGGCCCGGGAAAGAATACGACCAGGGATATACGCCTGAAACGAGCGAACTTTGGCTCAATTTGCAAAAGGCATTAAATGCCGTAAATCAGGTGATAGAATGCCTCGTAAGGCATTTCCAGAAATGATTGTAGAAGAATTTAACCACCCGACTTCGCTAAAGCTACACCGGGCAGGCAGATTAACACGGATTAACACAGATTTTATTACAAAATAAAGATGATAAAAAAACCTGTAAACACCGAAGAGCTTGCCAATGTTCCCGCATCCAAAAGAGATGAGGCAATCCGCCGATTAGGAATCATACAGCAATTCAATCAATTCCACAGACAAAATGAAGCGACAAAAAGCGATGCAATAGACCTGTTTGTCGCCGGTAATCAGGAATTAACCAGAACCACTTTATACCGATGGCTTGCAAAATATCATCAACAGGGACTCCTGGGACTTGTCGATAAACGCGGCGGAGGCAAATTCGAGAACGAAATCATAAGCGAAGAGGCATTCGAGTTTTTCAAATCACTCTACCTTACGCAGCAGCAACTGCCGCTTAAAACCTGCTTACTCAATATCAACTATATCAACCAATCCCAGAAACGCGGCTGGAAGATACCGGAATTGGCCATGATGTACCGAATTGTCAAGGACCGGATTCCTATGAAGGTCCTTGTCCTGCACCGCGAAGGACTGGCGGCTTATGAGGACAAATGCGCGCCATATATTGAAATTGACCCCGACAGCATCGAGCCGAACCAGGTCTGGGTCGGAGACCATAGCCAGTTCAACTGCGTAATTCGATATCAGAACGAATGGGTCAGGCCGTGGATGACGGTCTGGGAGGATTTGAAGAGCAGGATGATTGTCGGCTGGTATCTATCAATCATCCCGAACCAGACGACAATACTCTTATCGATGAAGCGGGCAATCGAAAAATTCGGGCCGCCCGAATCGGTCAAAATAGATAACGGCAAGGACTACGACAGCGAACTATTTACCGGTGTTACCAAACAGGTCAGACAGACCAGATTCAGTAAAGGATATCTGGACGAGAAAAAGCTGATTACCGGTACTACCAAACAGACCAGGAAGGCACTCGGTAAGGGATATCTGGATGAGAAAATACTGGCCGGAATATTCGCGATGATGGATATTGGCGTATCATTCGCCATTCCATATAATGCAAAGGCCAAACGAATCGAAAGATTATTCGCAACAATCGATTCGCAATTCATGGCGACCTTCGATTTATACTGCGGCAAGGACACCAAACGAAAACCGGAGGACCTGGTCGAGAAACTTAAAGACCCCGCCACGATACGCAATGCCATAAGTTTTGAAAAACTTGAGTCATTATTCGCATCCTACGTCGATGTTTATAACGCCAATTCTCACAGCGCCAAAGATATGCTCGAGCAAAACCCTGCAGAGGTATTCCAGAATCGCCGAATCCACCGGGTGCTCGCTCCAGGGGTCGTGGATTTACTATTGCGGATATGGAGCCGCGAACTGATTGTCGGCAAGAACGGTGTGCAATTTAAGGGAATATACTACGGTCAGTATAACGCTGAGCTCCTGATTCATCAGGGCAGGAAGGTCAGATTGTCCTATGACCCTGATGACCTTCGAAGGGCATATATCTACGATGCGGCCACATTCAAACTGATTACAATCGCAGAGCAGAACCAACTTATCAATTACGGGACGGCCATTAAGGAAGAATCCCTGCGAAATGCAATGCGGGAAAAACGAAGGGTGTTGCGGGTCGCAAAGGATTTCCGCAATAGCGAGCTGACCCGGAATATGGACCTGACCACCCTGACGATAAGGGCGATGCAGGAAGTTGAAAAAGGCAGAAGGCAGAAGGCAGAAGGCAGAGAAGAGGAGGCAGAAAGCAGAGGACCGCAAATATTAAAGCCGGTCAGGACCCCTCTCGATGACCAGGTGGCGGAGCATGAAAGGCAAAAAGTAGTCAAGCTCCTCAGGAAGGCGGCAGGGGCGGAGTCGATGAGAGAAGGACTTAACCTGGATTTTTCGCTTCTTAAAACGAAAAACCGATTTGAGGGGGTGAGATTGCTCGATGAATGAAAATAATATCCAGCAGGAGATGGAAAAGGACAGCCAGATAATAACAGAAAGGATTCCGATGGACCTGAACCAACAGAAGGCGAAAAAAATAGCAGAGTCTCTGCAGGCCTTTTTGAAAGAGCGTAACTGGAGCCAGTCAAAAGCGGCGGAGGCGATCGGGGTAAGCCCTGCGCAAATCAGCCAGTTCCTCGCCGGCAAATATAAGGGCAATCTCACCGACCTTGTCAATAAGGTTGTGAATCTGATAAATTCCGTTTCGAGACACGAAACGCGGGTCAAAAAATTGCCGTATATTGAAACCTCGGTTGCGATAAAAATCCGCACGCTTATAACCCAAACGGAGTCATTCAGCGATAAGAACGAAGAGGGCAAAATAGGCATTATCGTAGGGGATGGTGGGCACGGAAAAAGCTACTGTTTGAAACAATATGCCGAAGCAAATAAAAACACCGTCTTTGTCGAATTCGATGATGCAATGACCTCGACAATGCTGTTCGCCGAGATTGCTCACAAGTTGGGTATCGATTCATCCGGGTCATTAGCCAGCGTAACGCGACGGCTTATCGACAACTTGCAGAACCGACACATCATAATTATGTTAGATGAAGCCTCGAGCTTGACCATCAAGCAGCTCAACCAACTTCGACAGATTATAGTCGTCAAATCCAGATGCCCGCTGGTCCTCGCAGGTAACAGACATTTATTAGATACCGTTATGCAACCGACCACGCGAAGAGGTTACGAATCCCTGGACCAGTTCACATCCCGGCTTATGGCAGTGCTGGACCTTGACGCCAAGGCATCGACCAAAGACGGCGGGCTTTATACGGTAGATGACCTCCGACAACTTTATGAATATGGCGGTCTAAAACTTACAGGCGATGGGGTGAAAACATTACAAAAAATCTGCAAGACCGGACGCAGCGGCAGATTGCGGACCTGCGGCCATATAATAGCAGCCATGCATATCTCATCCAAAATTATTCGAGAAGGAATTATCGATTCACAAGGAATATTAAAAATAATAGAAGAGCTCGACCTGCCGGTTAAGGTCCGGCTGCCGTTGGCCACAAAAGAAGAAACCGAGGAAGAAGAACAGGCAGTTGCAAAGGCAGGATAAATGATTCATATATTGAAAAGTCCATCAAGCTATATAGTCGTCATATTAAGTTCTTTAAGACATAAGACTTGTGTTCATTGTAATAAGCCGATTCATAGTTTAGAAGAATCTGTTAATCACTGGGATAAAGAATTGGCTAAAAGTAGAAAATTAAATGCTCAATAATAATCAAGTAAAACTCGTTCAAACGGCGGTTAGGGCCGCAGGAATCCGCAGCAGACGATTTGACGGCAGGTATCGTTTGTTGCTCGGCCAGTATAAACAATACAACAAACGGCCGGTGACGAGCTGCAAACAACTGACCAATCGCCAACTCGATGACCTACTGGCGATATGCGAATCTTTAGGGTTCCGGATGCCGGGCAAGGGTGAAAACTTTTTCAGGAACAAAATCATCAGGACAACAGATGAGATAAGTTTCGCCCAGCAGGAGGCGATCCGCCATCTTATCGGCGATATCGGTTGGAATGACATTCAACTTGAAGGGTTTATAAGAAGAATGACCGCCGATAAAATCCAATATTTACCAGCATTAACTGCTAAACAAGCTTACGACCTCATTGAGGCATTGAAGGCGATGGTAGTAAGGAGGATAGGAAAATCTTGTTGTAATCTACAGGATCTAAAAACCAAAATTAAGGGAGCCAGGGATGGCCAAAAACAGGCGAGTTAAATCAAAAGAAATACCTCTCATTATTATCAAAGATTGGCAGCAGGTAGATGAGTTGGTCCTGCGAATAGGGCAATTACAAACCCGCATTCAACAGGCGGAATTATTAGCCAAGACTAAAATCGAGGATGCAAAGAAGGACCTTGTTTTAGCAGTAGAAATTGCTCAGGATAAAATAGAACTTTATATGCGAAGCATGGAGGCATTTGCCACAAACCATCCTGATGATTTTGGCAAACTGCGCAGCCGGAAACTAAATTTCGGGATCCTCGGCTGGCGAAAAAGCACCTTTATCACCACCTGCAAAGAGACGCTATCCCTTATCAAGGAACTATTCTCACCATCGAAAATCAAACAGGTTGTTCGCACAAAAGAATCCATCGATAAAGAGGCAATGGCGAAGCTCACGGACGATGAATTAGCTTCAGTCTCGGCTCAGCGGGAGGAAAAGGACATCTTCTTCGTTGAGCCAAATATTATAAAAGCGGCGGACCTGAAATGAATGGAATAAACGTAACAACCTCTGACTTGGCCAGGTGCCTGACGATTCTTAAAGAAACAGGAACGCCATTAACGGCCGCTGAAATTGCATCAAGATTATATCTTCCCGGCTGCCGCGAGACACAAAGACGGCACGTGCGGGCGATTATTGAACAACTTCGTAAGGCCGGTGCGAAAATTGTTGCAACTTTAAGCGAAGGATACTGGTTGACTGATGACCTGGCCTTATGGCGGGATTACCTGGAAGGCAGGCAGATTGATGCCAAAATAATTCTCGCCGAAACATATAAACGAAAACGAATGTTGGCCGATGCCACTGGCCAGGGAATCCTTTTCGGGCAGAAAATGACAATAGGAATCGGCTAATGACTGACCCCAATGAAATGCTGGTGCTGGAGTTGGATGCCGGGATAAGGATGCGATTGGCCGACCAGATCATCAGACAATTAAATACAGGTGGATTAGGGACCGACCTTAATATATTAGACCTCGGGTTTAAGTTGCCGGTGGGCTGGCCGGTCGATATGAATGCACAACCAACATTGGCACAATTGGTAGTTCTGGCGAAGAGATTAAATTTACAAATCGTGATAAGCGACTTGAATGTTTTGCCGCTAAAAAGAGAATGAGAAAGGAAATTGATAATGACAATGGAACGCGGATACCCGACAGAAACCGAGATTGATGATTACCTGTCAGATCGCGGATTGGAAATTGTGCCGGAGAATATCGCTCCCTGGATAACGGAATTTAAGCGGTTCGTCTGGGGATTCTTGAACCGATTGGACTGGCCCGGGGCATTAGCCGTTTATTGCGCAACACCAACCACTTTCAATGTAGCAGGTGGAGATTATAATTATAAAGGAGAGGTAAAGACCTACACACCCGGCAGCTCAATTAACCCGACAGATAATGATACAACCTATATCTGGCTTAAATCCGATAATACCATTGGCTCAGGGATAGATGGCAGCGGATGGCCTACAACCGAACATATCAAACTTGCAGAAATTGATGTCGATTCCGAGGGAATAATCACGGCGATTCGAGACCTGCGGGGCCAGACGTTTTTACATTTTTCAAACCCGATTCTTCTGCTATCAAGCGTGGATTCCGTCAATCTGAACTCGGTGGCTTCTACGAATCTTTATACAGTGCCCACAGGCAAAAAATTGGTTGTTGACCACATCAAGATTCGCAAGTTATCCGCGACTGCTGGCAATGCCGTTGCTACCTTCGGCAAGAGCACAGCCAAGACGGATTTTCTGGATGCACAAACACTATCGAATCTAAATGCCGCCGGCAAGGCAGCCAAATTAACGCCGGTGCCGAATGCCACACCACCGGCGATAATTGAATATACCGCCGGCGAGATTTTTGTCATTAATGTTACAACTGCCGCCGGCAGCGCCTGTACCTGCACGGTAGATGTATTCGGAACTTTAGCCAACGTTTAATTACATAACCGATGCCGTATTTTTAAGATTTATCAGATTATTTAAGGCCCTTTATTACCATAAAAAAAGGTTATTAATATAATCATAATAACCCTTTAATCGAGCCCATAAATGGCGGAAATTCTCGAATTTACCGGAACACTTTCCCCTGATTCTGTAGGTTACTTCGTCGAGGAAGGCACCTACAACGGTGAGAAGTGCTATCACAACACCACCAAAGGGTTCTGGCATTGGTATTGGCCCGATGAAACCGCCTGGATGGTATCATTGACCAAGGGAGTCTACCTGTCCGGCTTCTGGAACAGCGTAGACAAAATATCCGCTATATACGAACCCGCATACGGATACACCGGTTGGGGTGACATGCACGGCCCTCTCGCCCATCACCATATTTATTGCGGCCAGGATGGAAACGTAGATTATGAGAATATCCAGGCAGAAATGCTATTAGACGCGGATTCTATCGCGATTCCAAATCAAGTATTACCTCCCGGCACAATCTGGCATTATATCCGCCGGCAAGTAAGTAAATGTGGTAAAGAATCAAAAGATAGCCCCCTCTGCCAGGTGGTCATCGATGCAGAGGGAAATATGGTCCCTCTATGTCCTAATCCGCCGATGGACTTAGCTATTACTCCTATCGCCGGCGGGAAATTCAAAATAAGATGGCGATATAATACTGCTGATCAGGAAATACCTCCAACCGGATTCAAGATATATTTGATTGAGGATGGTGAATGGACATTGCTCGACACAGTTACTTATCTCGTAGGCGGCTATGGCGAATTTACATGGACCTCTTCTGAATTCGAGGATGGACAAAAATGTCAATTCGGGGTCCGTAGTTACGCCGAAGGATTCGGCGAATCTCAGAATACAAACATAATATCTGCGACTGCAGATGCTGTTGGCCCACCTGTTATTACAGGATTGGAAGCGGTGGTAGAAGAAATATGAGTGACCTTTCAAAAATTCTGGAATCAGTCAAAGAATCAAATGCCGCCGCTAATAAAGAACGATTATCCTCCCCTGAACTTATTCAAAAAACAAGGGCCCTTCGTGCCTCCGCAGGCAGCCCCATTCGCAGGGCGAGGACTACGGCGGCAGCAGGGGCAGCTGCGACTATCGTTTGCAACCTGCTCGATTCCGATGATGTGGAGATAACATCGGGAGATGAAGCAAACGTGACCGTATATTGCGATATTTGTGGTGGCGGGAATCTTGATAATGCCTGGCCTCATCTTGCCAATGACCAAGATATTGTAGTTTTCAAACATAATGACAAATGGCGATGTCTCTGGGGATTCCAGAAAGTTTTTGTGTGTGCATAAATGTCCGTAACCGTATATGGTTGTGTCACCTTTCCTGCTGGCACGATAACCTTTGAGAACCTTGAGACCTGCCTTGCACAATCCGCCTGTATGGTTTTCACGGGGATTCACGCAGGACAGGTTGCCCTCACGCTTTCCGGTGCAGATGACCCCGCTTGCAACGATACTTTCTATGGTTGCATCAACTTCTCCACTGGCAAATTTCAGGTCGAGATTCCAACAGATTGCTGTGCTCTTATATTTGTTGGCACAACACTTTCTCCTGTGCATAATCTAAAAACGAATTGCTCTTATAATTACGAATATGGTTCGCCTGCTAATCGCACTTATTTTATGTTAATTCTAGGATTAGGTTATCCTTATTTTATTGCTGGTCATCTCTTTTTCTGTAAGGTGAATTCGGATTTTGGACTTCTCTGGCAATATAATGTCATCTTTGATTACATCAGTCAGGAGTGTGCTTATTACGGCAAGAAAATCCAAATGGATAGTGAAGGATATATTTACACTTTGGGACGAGATGTCGAAGGATATAATTTGCACAAACTGCAAGACAATGGAACTTCTTATACTCTTATATGGCGAAGACAAATAGTGGTGGGAACATATCTTGATACCATAGGTCTTTGGGTTGATGCAAATAATTTCATTTATGTGGCTCATAGTAATTACATAATTGATTCGGTAGCATATAGTGTTACAAAATTAGACAAAAATGGCAACATTATTTTTCGGATTCCAACTCCAAGTCCAGTTGCTGGAGCAAATGATATTATCGTTTTAAGTAATGAAAACATTGTTGTTGGTTATAACCCAAAAACGGTGAAAGTTTATAACAAATATGGTAGCGAAATAAACTCAATAATTTTAACTGGGACTAATGTCGTAATTTGCGAAATAAGAAGAGATAATCAGGATAATCTTCTTATCGGTGCATTTGTTCGTCTTATAAAACTTACTTCCAACCTTGTAGAAGTATGTTTCTTTCCATCCCCTCAGAACTATTCTATGATGGGACTTGATGTGGATAAAGAGGGTAATGTTTATACAACTTATGATATGCAAAAAGTAGTGAAATTAGACTCTGCGTGCTCAAAACTCTGTGAAAATAGTCCAGGTGGTTATTTGACTACTATTACTTTCGCACCAGGTTTGACAAAAGTTCATATAAGCGATTGTTTGGCATCTTTAGTATCTTGTGAACCTCCAGACCCGCCGAAAAAACGAGTTGAAGTTCGATTCCGAGTTTTAGATTCTAATGATATCCCCATTGAAAGGTCAATAGTTGGATTTAATTATAATGGCATTATCACGGGCAATGGTAGTTTATTAACCGATGCAACAGGATGGGGGACTGCATATTCTGATTGTGTATGCGAAAATGGAGATGTTACATTCACTGTAATAAATATTCAAGGTATAGGTTTGCAATATAATCCAATTGCCAATGTTTGTTCAAGTGCCTGTTGCAATTTGATTTGTTAAGTATGTGTAATCAAATATCAAAACCCGAATTCACCGCTGAGCAGATTGCCGAATGCAAGAAGTGCAAACACATAAGCGGCAAGCAGACATGGTGCTGTCTGTTCGGCTGCTGGATTGACGGCAGGGAGGAGCAGAGAATAATCCAGCCCCACTTGGGACACCTTACGGTGCCGAGTAAGAAAATCATAAACCCGACAAAGACAACGGCCAAGCAGGGTGGTTGCTGCGGCAAGGCAAAGTCCCTAATGTACAAGGGCAGGAATATAGCAATAGGTTGGATTAATATGTTGCTCGGCAAAGAAAAGGAACTGGCCGAAAAGAGGATTCAACTTTGCCTTCTTTGCGATAAGAAATACAAAGTTGGCAGAACTTTATGGTGCTCAATATGCAAATGCCTAATACCAGCAAAAGTAAGAATCAAGGATGAACATTGTCCCAAAGGTAAATGGTAAAAAATCTATTTTTTTTTAAGAATTTTTGAAATTTTTCACTTTATCTAACAAAATCATCCCGACTTGACTTTTTTCCCACCCCACCAAGTGTCTCGCTTAGTCCCATCTGCGCAGAATTAGTCCCATTTTGACTGTAAAACTACATCCGCCAGAACGCGAAACTCGATTGTGCCTCTCGTGTCAACTTCATCATCGACGCCGACCATTGCTTTGAACCGCCGGGCACCGCCGGCAAGCTCTATGTACAA